ATCAAAGAGCAGCATGAACTTAACCAGTATGTGATTCAGGCTGCACAAGAGCAAGATGTTAAGATTATTACCACTGCCGACAGCCACTACCCCAACCCTGATGCTTGGAAGGACCGGGAGCTTTATAAGCGGCTCGGTTGGCTTGGAAAAGGTAGGCCATCATGGGCCGAAGAAGAATCAGAGCTTCCCGAAGGCGTTGATGAGATTGGTTACGAGCTTTATCCAAAGAACGGAGATCAGATTTGGGAAAGCTATAAGCAATACTCAGACTCCAGCGGGTTTGAATACGACGACGATGTTGTTCTTAATAGCATTGAGGAGACTCACCGTATTGCATTTGACAGGATTGATAACTTTCTCCCCGATAATACCGTGCGCCTTCCTGAGTTTGTTGTGCCGGCAGGTTTCACTGCGACACAGGCGCTTGTCAATTTCGCACTTGAGGGGCTGAAAGACAAAGGTTTACACACCAACAAAGAGTATACCGATCGCTTGAAGCTTGAACTGAACGTTATTGATGACCGCGGCTTCTCGAAATACTTTCTAACCATGAAGTCGATTGTTGATGTGGCAACTGACATGATGCTCACAGGACCCGGCCGCGGCTCAGCCGCTGGCTCATTGGTGGCGTATGCATTAAACATTACTCAGGTCGACCCAATTAAGCATGGACTACTGTTTTCTCGCTTCTTACGCTCGGATGCAACAGACTACCCAGATATCGATTACGATGTGTCAGACTCCATGGCTCTGAAAGAAAAGCTTGTTGAGATGTGGGGTGCAGACTGCGTTGCTCCTATTTCTAATTGGAACACGCTACAGCTGAAAAGTTTAATTAAAGACATCTCAAAGCTTTATAATATTCCATTTACGGAAGCTAATACTGTAACGTCTATCATGATTCGTGAAGCCACCCCGGAAGCTAAGCGCAAGCACGGCATTAAAGCTGGGGTCTACGCTCCCACATGGGAAGAGGTAATGGAATTCTCCCCCACTTTGCAGGCATATCTTAATAGATACCCAGAAGTCAAGACACATGTTGAAGGCTTAGTGGGGCAGGTGCGCTCTTGTTCTCGTCATGCCGGCGGTGTTGTTATCGCAGAGAATCTTGACACCAACATGCCGCTGATTAACTCTGGCGGGGTCCGTCAGGCTCCATGGGCTGAGGGACAGAATGTCCGACACCTTGAACCAATGGGGTTCATTAAGTTCGATCTGCTCGGTCTCTCTACTCTCAAGATGATGGAGGGTGCGATTGAACTTATCTTGCAGCGCCACCACAACATCGAGCAACCCACATTCGCACAGATAAGAGACTATTATGAAAAGAATTTGCATCCTGACGTTATTGATTTAGAAGACCAACAAGTATATGACAACATCTTTCACAAGGGCAAGTGGGCTGGCATCTTCCAGTTCACAGAGAGCGGTGCACAAAGCTTTTGCAAGCGCGCCAAGCCAAATAATATTATTGATGTTTCAGCTATCACTTCGATCTTCCGTCCCGGTCCACTATCGGCCGGCGTCGACACAGACTATGTTGAAGCCAAGGAAGCACCACACTATATTAAATATCTGTCTGACGAAGCTCGCGAGATTACCGAAGAGACATTTGGTTTCCTGATCTTCCAAGAGCAGATTGCTCTGTTGGCTCACAAGCTGGGCGGATTGACACTGGACGAAGGTAACATGCTTCGCAAGGTCTTGACCAAGAAAGGTACCGGTAAAGGTTCCGTGAAGGGTAGGTTACACGACAAGTTTATTTCAGGCTGTAACGCGAAGGGGATTCCAATCGATGAAGCACAGTCGCTATGGGACAAGTTTGAATACTTCTCAGGCTACGGCTTCAACAAGTCACACGCTGTCAGTTATTCTATCATATCTTATCAATGCGCTTGGTTGTTTAACTATTATCCATCAGAATGGATTGCAGCGTTTCTGGATAAGGAACCAGAATCAAGAAAAGAAAAGGCTATTAACACCGCCAAGTCTTTTGGATACAATATTGCTCCAGTTGACTTAAACAAGTCAGGTCGCGTGTGGGAGATTGCTTCCGACAATAAGACGTTGGTGCAACCTCTCACATCAATCAAGGGCTTTGGTGATTCAGCGCTCGAACAGATCTTGGAGCACCGACCGTTTACTGATATCGAAAACTTGCTTTTTAGGGATGAGATAACATACTCCAAGTTAAACAAGAAAGCGCTTGATGCACTGTGTCGCGCTGGAGCGATGGACAATCTTGTAGATGACAGGTTTACCGGTCGTAAACATTTCTGGTCCGCTGCGGTCGTTGATAGACCGAAGAACAAGAAGAAGTTTGCCGAGAATATTGAGGCGTACGCCCCCGAAGGCGACTTTTCCGAAGAAGAGATTATCCACTTTAAGACCGAGTTAACCGGCGTGTTCCCCATGAATCTGGTCATCAGCGCTGATACGATTCAGAGATTAAAGGATAAGTATATCCCACCAATTTCAGAGTTTGATCCAGAGTTGTGTGTATGTTGGTTTATTCCACGTAAGATTGTGCCTAAGAAAACTAAGAATGGCAAAGCCTACTGGATTGTTGAAGTTATTGACTCCAATAATGAAACTGAGAAGATTAGATGCTGGGGAATTAAACCAGAAAAAGATCGGATTTTTACGAATCGACCTTATATGGCCAAATTAAAATATGACGAACAGTGGGGTTTTTCAACTTATGCTGTTGGAAAGACATTTAAACTACTTGGCTAGGCTAATTATAGCACGGAGCTAAAGACGTGCGTGCATCTAAGTTACTCAAATGGAAAAGAACTTTAAATGAACTTAAGTTTAAACACAGCGAGCTTGAATTCATAGAAGATATTAATGATTCACATGCTCAAGAGTTTCAAGCGTATCTTGAAGATTTTTGTAGAGAAAAGCAAGTTGATCTTGACGACTTAAATAAAAATTTATTGGCAGCACAGGCAGTAAAAATACAAGAGCATCAACCTGAAAAAGAAAGACTCAGCCTTCCCGACACCGAAATCGACGACGATGGGGCGCTTGTGGTACACCACGCGGCACCCGAATCAACAGAGAGTGATGAGGAATTGATTAAGGACGGTAGAGAATTGGCAGATGCTTTTGCAAAGCTCTTCAAACAAATCGCCCTGTTCCTTCACCCGGACCGGTTACAAAACTTATCCGATGAAGAGAAACAAGAAAGATTGGAATTATTTAAAGAAGCACAAGCTGCACTGAAGGAAGAGAGATACTACTTTCTTTTAGAACTTTCAGAAAGATTTGGTATTAGAACGCCTAAGAATTACAAACAACAAACCAGATGGATGAAAACCAAAATTAATGATCTTGATTCGCAGATTGAAAAAGAGAAAATAACCTATAACTATAAGTTTGCTGAATGCGAAACTGAAGAAGACAAAGAGCGCCTAATGAGAAATTTTATATATCAAGTTTTTAAGGTTCATGTTGAATAAATACTTGACACCCGCTCCATTCGTTGTTATAATATTAGAGTAAATCAGGAGGGCCACATGGCAACATCAAACAATCAAAAAAAGCAGTACGTTAAAGAGTATATTCGTTCACTCAAAGCCATCGAAGACTGCATCGAACCTTATCAAGAACAGAAACGCGAACTGCGTTCCGAGTTCCGTAATAATGGTTGGCTAAACACAGACGAAATCCGCGCCGCGGTTAAGGCATATCGCCTATTTAAACATAAGGTAAATATTGATGAAGTTGTGGAGAACTTCGACATTATCTCAGAGGGCTCTAATGAATAAGCAGACACAACAGTTAATGTTTAGCTCTAAAACAGATCAGTGGTCTACGCCACAAGAGTTTTTTGATAAACTTAATTGGAGGTTTGGTCCATTCGACCTTGATCCGTGTGCTAATTCGCATAATACAAAGTGCGCCAATTTTTTTACTGAAGCCGAAGACGGTCTCAGTAAAGATTGGGAAGGTTTCACAACTTTCGTAAACCCACCATACGGCCGCGGCATAGATAAGTGGATCAAAAAAGCATTCGATGAATCACGCAAGGAAGATACTCGCGTAGTCATGCTGATCCCGGCACGAACCGATACAAAGTACTGGCACCAGTATGTTATGCGCGCCGATGAAGTGTATTTCTTAAAAGGGCGGTTAAAGTTTGGAGAGTGCGACAACTCAGCACCATTTCCGTCAGCGATTGTTGTCTTTGATGCATGCAACCAGAGGCAGATTTTTGGAGCTATGAATAGATGAACAGAAAACAACGGCGCGCCGTAAGCAAACACGCAGGAAACCCAGCGTCCGAAAAGCTCGCGCAAAAAATTTCCCAGTTTGGCAAGCTACCGCAACAATGCACAGCTTGTCAAAAAGAGTTTGACAAACAAGACAAAGATATGATACAATCATGGTCAGTAGTCGTTAAGCAAGAAGTCGTTAGACTTTTTTGCCCCGACTGTATACAAAAAACAAAGGAGGCTTTACAACATGTCAGTACAGAGGATAGATCGCAAGAGTGTGAAGAAAATTCTTGATGGTTACATCAATGATGAACACTCGCTTGTAATCAAATTTTATTCGTCAGGGTGTGGCTATTGTCACAACTTGGCACCATTTTTCAAACAACTATCGTACACTTATGAGGATGTTATGTTTTATGCATTCAACATGGAAGACGGCGAAGGTTTTGAAGACAAATATAACTTTGAAGGTGTACCAACCATCTGTTGCGTTAAAACAAAGGGTCGCAACACCGCGGTTAACTTTATGCCAGAGCCAGATGATCCGTCAGGTGGTGAAGATGGTACATGGTACCACCCCAAAGATCTTATAAAATTCATCGAACAACACAAATAGGAGATACGATGGCATCATTAAAAAACCTTGAAGCAGCCCTGCTCATTTTGCAGGCCCAAGCGCTGAAGCATTACGGCGCTATTGAAATATTGATTAACAATCCGGTAGGTCTTTCTGATCATACAGATTATGTCGACGAAATCATAAAGCACGCCAAAGCTCTTTCCGAATGTGAAGAGGCATACGGCTCTCTCCAAAAACATTTTGTGCCGAAATCGGCACCGACGACACATACTGAGCCCCGACCTCCACAGGAGGGCGCAGCCATAATCACTGCTGATAACTCACCCACAATGAAGAGGGCTGAAAAACAAAAAGCAGCAAGAAAGAAGAAGAGTAAGAAGAATGATTGACACCGAAGCTTTGACGTATGACGATGTTCTGTTGCAGCCTCAATATTCGAATATACGCTCAAGAAAAGAAATAAACATAGGTGTAAACCTTAAAAATGATGTTGGGATGTCTTTACCCATAGTTTCATCTCCGATGGACACCATCACCGGAGGCTCAATGGCTGCGACCATGGCTATGGCCGGCGGTCTTGGCATTATTCACCGCTATAACACAATTGAAAATCAATTGCTGGAGGTTGTGCATGCTTATGAAAAATACCCACACGACAATATCACCATTGGTGCAGCAGTCGGCGTTACCGGCGACTATTTTGAGAGAACCAAAGCGCTTGTTAGCGCCGGCGTTGATGTACTTTGTATCGACGTAGCCCACGGTCACCATCTTCTCATGAAAGAAGCCCTAACGGATATTAGAGAGCTAGCCCCTGCGGTACACATTATGGCTGGTAACGTAGCAACTTTGCAAGGCGTTAATGATCTGGCAGACTGGGGAGCAGATTCGGTACGCTGCAACATTGGCGGTGGCTCTATCTGTTCAACCCGAATCCAAACTGGTCACGGTATACCGGGACTTCAAACGATCTTCGAGTGTGCTAAGACAGACCGAGATGTAGCCATCATCGCTGATGGAGGTATTAGAAACTCTGGCGATATTGTTAAGGCCCTAGCAGCCGGCGCTGACGCGGTCATGTGCGGCTCCCTTCTGGCGGGAACAACAGAAACCCCCGGTAATTTATTTGAAGATCGCGATGGCTTTAAGTATAAGACATATCGAGGTATGGCGTCCAAAGAAGCTCAGATAAAATGGCGAGGCAAGTATTCTTCCTTTGAGGGTGTTGCCAGTCAAGTTCCGTACCGCGGACCTGTACAGCCGCTCCTTGAAGATCTGGAGAGAGGGCTTCGCTCCGGCTTCTCATATTCTGGCGCCAGAAATATGTCAGAATTGCGCTCCAAGGCAGTGTTTGTCAGACAAACAAGCGCTGGCTTTGGCGAAAGCAAGACTCACATCAACACTAGGAAATGGTAATGTCTAAGAAGTTTGACGAATATGGCAAGGACATAAAGCGCATAGTCTTCAATGTGTCAGATCACGATCACGCTAAACTTATTGTACGGCTACGGCACAGCTCATTAACACAGTCAGAATTCTTTAGAGCGGTTATTAATGGTGTTAATGACAACGATGAAAACATTTTAAATTTTATCAGCACATGTGTTACCCAAAAGCAGACATTAAACAAATCTAGATTGAAAAAATCCAACACGCTAATCTCCAAAGGTAAAAAAATGTCCAGTGATTTTGGTTTTAATGAGGATGAGATCGATGATATATTTGATTTAATAGCAGAAGAGCATCCTGATTTATGATGAAAGATGGATTAAAAATGTGCTCTCGCGTGTGTATGTTAAATAAGACCCCATGCACAAATGAAGATTGTCGTCATTTCATCGACTTTCCCAAAGAATATAATTGTGTATTGGTAACAGTTTTTGAGCACGGCACTCTAACACTGAGAGAGGTTGCTGAGCGCTTAGGTGTTTCATTCGCTAGAATTAAACAGATT